TCAGCCGGCTTCGGAGGGAGCTTGCATCCTGTAGCCGAGCCCCCGCACGGTCTCGATCAGGTCGACGCCGAGCTTCTTGCGCAGCCGGCCGACGAAGACCTCGATCGTGTTGGAGTCACGGTCGAAGTCCTGGTCGTACATGTGCTCGACGAGCTCCGTGCGCGACACCACCTCGCCCATGTGGTGCATCAGGTAGGAGAGCAGCCGGAATTCGTGGGAGGTGAGCTTCAAGGGCGTGCCGTCGACCGTCGCCTTCGAGGCTTTGGTGTCGAGACGGACGGGGCCGCAGGTCAGCTCCGAGGAGGAATGGCCGGCGGCGCGGCGGATCAGCGCCCGCACCCGGGCCAGGACTTCCTCGACGTGGAACGGCTTGGCGACATAGTCGTCGGCGCCGGCGTCGATGCCGGCGACCTTGTCGCTCCAGCGGTCGCGCGCGGTCAGCATCAGCACCGGCATCCCCTTGCCTTCGGCGCGCCACTTCTCGACGACGGTGATGCCGTCGATCAGGGGCAGGCCGATGTCGAGGATGACGGCATCATAGGGCTCCGTCTCGCCAAGATAGTGACCTTCTTCGCCGTCGAAGGCCTGATCCACGACATAGCCCGCTTCCTTCAGCGCGTCGGCAAGCTGGCGATTGAGGTTGATGTCGTCTTCGACCACGAGAATGCGCATTGTCCGCCTACCCCTTGCAGCAGCCGCCAGGCCGCCGTCCCTTCCTACATCGGTACCCGCACCGTTACCTTGCGCGGGCGTTCATTGCCATTGCCCTGCACCAGAACGGTGACGACGCAGGTCTGGCCATCCGAGGAAGGCTGGGCGGACAAGAGCTGGCCGCCGGTGTCGCTGACGACACGGGAGGCTGCGGAACCGCAATCGGCTGCGGCGAGAACCAGATAGTCCTGTGCCGTGGCCGGTCCGAGGGCCGTCAGACCGGCAAGGCCGGCGATAATCATCGCTGGGATCGGCAGTCGCGCCATCGTTTTTCAGTCCATGGTCAGAGTGGATCGGTCGGATCCAATTACATGGCAGAGTATGTAACGAAGACCGCCTGAATGGCAAATGAATGGGCGGTAAGGTTGTTCCCGCCCATCGTCTGACCGTCGGTCAGCGCCCGATGGCGGCGCTGGCCGAGATCCGTCCGTAGATCGACAGTCCGCCGCCGATGATCCCGGCGGCTGCAATCGCCAGATCGGCAAGATCGTTTTGCACATCCGGCGTCAGCTCGACGCCCGCCGCCTGCAGCAGCGAAGCGCCCACGGCAATCAATGCACCCCAGACGGTCTTCGACCGGTACCACTGCTTCGTTCCATCCATGCCCTTCTCCTTTGCTTACAATGAAAACATCGCCTGCGCCGGCAGCCCCAGCGGGACCACGCGGCCTTTCTGGCGGATCCGGATCGCGAGGCTCGTCTGCAGCGCGCCGAAATCGGCAAGCTCCAGCGCCTCGTCGTAGAAGAAGCGCGGTGCCGTAACATCCGCCGTGCGACGGACCGAAGATCCATCGAGGATATCGATTCGGTAACCCTCCTCCGCCTCGTCGAGCGCAATCTCGGCCGCGTCCCAATCGTCCGCCTCGATCCGTCCGCGGCGCACCCAGGACATCGCAATGCCGGCGTCACCGCGCCTGGCACGCAGATGCACCGGCGCCAGCGGCGTCTGCGCCCGCAGGCCACCGGCAAAGGCGATTGGCCCCACGCGGCCGACCGATGCAGTCGTCCCTTCCGCCAGCCAGTTCAGGCTGCGCCCCCGCTCCTCCGCCGTCAGCCCGAGCGGCACCACCGCCTCGTCCAGCAGCACGACGGGCGCGGCAACCATCGCACCTGACGCCATGGCATCCTCCGTCCCCGCCAGCCCCCGCAGCAGCGAGCCCAGCCGCCAGCGGTTCGGCGCGATTTCCTCGGCCTCGGCGAAGGCCAGGATCTCCCAGGCACCATTCGCGGCCCGCAGCGCCAGCCGGTTCTCTCCGGCCAGGACCGCAGGCGCAGCCGCCGACGAGAGGCCGCCGAAGAAGAGGTCCAGTTCAAGGGACGAGCCTCGGTCGAAGCGCCCGGAGACAGTCCCCGGCAGGAGCGGCTGCGCCAAACGACCAATCCGGGCCGGACGATCGAGCGCCGCCCGCAGCGCATAACCTTCGGTCGTACTCGACGATGACAGCAGGATGCGCTGCCAGGGCCGACACAGGCCCGCCGCCCGCGCAAAGCTTTCACCGGCACCGCTCGTGAAGCGCGGCAGGTCGAGAAGGTGGAGAAGCGGCGCGAAGCCGTCCGACGCCGAACCGCCGTCGCCCGGCTGGCCGCTGTCGCCGATCGGCGCCGAGGGCGTCCAGGCGGCGTTCTGGCGCGCCTCGATGCGGCGCGTGTCGCCCTCCTCCAGGCGGCTGACGATGAAGGTGCCAGCGAGCTCCGGCAGACGGATCACGTCGCCGGGCTGCAGTCCGATCTCCGCCGGCGACAGGGCCAGGCTGAGGCTGCGGCGCGAGATCCACTGGTCGCGGACAGCGGCCTCGGCGGCGGCGAGCGCCGTCTCCTCCGCCAGCACCGCCGGCAGATCATAGGACAGCACCCGCTGGCTGCCGGTCCGCGTCCGCCGCGAACGGGCGCTGGCCTGTTCGTAGTCGAGGGCGGGATTGTAGGAGCCGATCACCACCTCGGCGGCAAAATCGCTGTCGTGGCCGCGCGCCTCGGTCCACAGCGGCGCGTCCTCGACGTCGGCCAGCACCTCCACCGCATGCGCCGGCATGCTGGCGGCACCGCGCGAACGAAACCGCAGCCGCCCGGCATCCTCCACGACATCGACGCGGAAGACGTCGAGCAGCGGCGACAGGAGCGCCCGTGCCGACGTCACCTCCGCCTGCACATAGCCGGTGAGGTCGCCCGTCACCTCGGACACGTCGAAATCCGCAAAACCATGATCGGTCAGGATCGCGGCGATCGCATCCGCGAGCGTCGTCGCGCCCAAACGCCCGTTCAGCCAATGACCGGCACGCCAGTGGCCGCCGTCACTCCAGACCGAAATGTTGGAAGGAAAGGCCGGATAGGGCCGTGCATCCCAGGTCCAGGCAAACAGCCGGCTCGGATCTACGGGACCGGCGGGCGCCTGTGCGCTCCAGTGCCGGTGATGGGCCTCGAGGAACCGGCGCTGCGTGGCGTCGGACCGGGCGCGGCTCGAAAAATGCGGCGCCGCGCTCTCAGCCGACTTCGGGTCGACGAAGACATTCGGCTGGTTTGCCCCCTTGTCGACCGCAGCACAACCAAGCTCGGTGAACCAGACCGGCTTCATCCGCAGCTGCCAGGCCGTCGGCTGTGCCACCTCGACGCCGGCCACCCTGTTATAGTGCCGGTTGCCCCACCAGGCGGCAATGTCCTTGAAGCGAAACACCCAGGGCTTGCCCGCCGCACCGTCGGTGATCGGCGTGCGGATGCGCGCACTCCTGTCCGCATCACTGGCATAATACCAGTCGAACCCCTCGCCCGCCGTGATCTGCGCCTGCAGGGCCGCAAGGTCGTCGGGCACGCGAAAGCCGTCCGGATTGGCCTCCGACAGGTCGCCATCGCGCCAGTCGGACAGGGGCATGTAGTTGTCGATGCCGACGGCATCGATCGCCGTGGAGGCCCAGAGCGGATCGAGGTGGAAGAAATGGTCGCCCGAGCCGTCCTGCGGCTGGTATCCGAAGTACTCGCTCCAGTCGGCGCCATAGGTCAGCTTCGTCTGCGGCCCGAGGATCGCCCGCACCTCGGCCCCGAGCTGCACCAGCTGCTCGACAAAGGGAAAGGCGCCCGTTCCATCGCGCAGCTGCGTCAGCCCGCGCAGCTCGGAGCCGAGCAGGAAGCCATCGACGCCGCCGGCCGAGATCGCCAGCTGCGCATAATGCAGCACCATCCGCCGGTAGCCTTCCGCCCCTTGCGAAAACGCCTGAACCTGCGCCCGCGCCACGGCTGTCCGATCGGCGCTGCCCGGCCGGCCCGGTCCCGGATGGCAGGTGATGCGGCCGCGCCAGGGGTAGCTCGCCTGCTCCGCGCCGCCATAGGGGTCAGGCAGACCATTGCCCTGCGGGATGTCCATCATCACGAAGGGATAGAGATAGACCTCCAGCCCCCGCGCCTTCAGATCGGCGATAGCCTGCCGCACGCTAACGTCGCTCGGCGTGCCACCATAGGCGGGCCCGCCGTCGTAGGTGCTGACGAGATGGGCCTCCTCGCGCGCCATCCCCGCCACGGACCAGGCTGCACTCTCCTCGTCCCGATGCGCCGTCTCGACGCCCGGCACGATCCGGCATTGGCCTGCCCTCAAATCCGTTCCGAACCAGGCAACCACCAGCGCCACGCGCTCCAGGTTCGGACACAGCGCCGTCAGCTCGTCGAGCGACGCCTGCCAGTCGGTACCGGCCGTCAGCACGTGGCGGTTCATGATCCGGGCACTGCCCTCGCCGGTCTTCTCCGTCACCTGATCCGTCGAATAGCCATGCTCGGTCGCGCCCGGAATGATGGTCACCGCCCGGATCTGCCGCTCGAGCGCGCCGACCGGCCGCAGCACCTCGAACTGTAGGAGCGGAATGCGGTTTCCGAAGGCGTCGAGCGGGAGGCGCTCGAAGGCGACATAGGCGAGCCCGCGGTAGGCCGGCGCGTTTCCCGCCCCCTGCTTCGCCTCGATCAGCGGATCGGGCAATTGCGCCTCGTCGCCGCGATGGACGCGCATCTCGATGCCTGTCAGGTCGAGTTCCCGGCCATCGGCCCAGACACGCCGCACCCCGGCGATCTGCCCTTCGCAGAGCCCGACGGCGAGATTGGCGTAATATCGAAAGGTCTCCACCTTCGGCCCGGTCGCCTTGCCGCCGGAGCGCTCGCGCCGCACCTCCTCCTCGAAGCGTGTTGCCCAGATCAGCGTGCCGCCGATCCGCGCCGTGCCGTAGACCCGGCTGATCGCCGCGCCCTCGTCGGCCCCCGGTATCCGCGCCGTCGCCAGCCTGGCGCCGGACACCGTCCGTCCGCCGTTGATCAGCGCCTGGTCGACCAGGCTTCCGGCCAGCCCGCCGGCGGCCCGCCCGAGGATTGCCCCGACAGGCCCGAACACGCCGCCGAGCGCCGCGCCCGCCGCCTGCAGCAGAATGGTGGCCATGCGTCACCCCTTGCAGCACCACCTGGATGCCCGCTTAGATTGTGATAATCTGGAAATGTTTGGGAGCAGAAGCAGACCTCGCCGCAACAGCCGGCGTGTCGGTGAGGATGGGCCACACCGACCTTGGCAGAGGCCCTGCGCTCAACCTCAGGAGGATGCTATGAAGCTCAGGCTGAATGGCGTCATGCTTACGATAAGAAAAACCCGGACGGGCTGGTCAATCGCCGTCCGGGTCATATTCTTCTCATAAGCAAAACGGTGGGCGAGGTTACCGCCTCGCTCACCGCTCCGGAAACATACGCCACTTGATGCGATTTTTCAATCTCGCTGAACAGCCGGAAACCGGTGCACGGCCGCGATCCGCCGCTGCCAGGACGGCACCAGCGCCGAGCGCGTCACCGCCGCCTGTTCGTAGGCGTGGATGAAGTGGCGCTCGTCGGCCAGGATGCCGGCATGCTTGGCGGCACAGCCACTCTGCCAGCGGAAGAGGAGCAGATCACCGGGAGCGGCCGTACCCATCGGCAACGCAGGCCCGAATAGCCGCAATCCCGCGTCGAGCAACCGTTCCTCGCCGCCCCGCTCCGCCCAGTCGGGCGCATAGGGCGGCACCGGCCCCGGATCCTCGCCGTACAACTCGCGCCAGATGCCGCGGATGAGCCCGATGCAGTCGCAGCCGACGCCCTTCGTCGCTCCCTGATGCCGATAGGGCGTGCCGATCCAGCCCTCGGCCAGCGCCACCACCCGCGCCCCCAGCGCTTCCCCCGACTGCGCCCCATGGCCGCTCATCGGAAGATCGGCCCGCCATCGTGCTGGCCTTCGCCGGCCGCATAGGAATAGGCGAAATCGCTTCCCGGCACATGCGGGAAGCCCCGAAAACTCAGCTGGTTTGCGAAGCGCGATCGGCAGGTGGAAAACGTCTTGTCGCAGCCGGCCGTCACGGTGAAGCCCTGCCCCGCCTCCAGCACGCCGTCGAACGGCAGCCAGAAGGAGAGCTCCGCACGGCCGTCCGGCAGTCGGCGGTGGGTCTCGATGTCGATCCGTCGCCCGTCGTCCAGCACCAGCACGCCCAGCCCGAAGAAGCCCTCCGCAAACGCGGCCAGCCCATCAGCGATCAGGCTGCTCATCCCCGAGACAGAGACCACCGTCCCGCTCCCCCGCCAGGCCGACAGATCGACGCCGCAGCGCGTGTCGCCGAACGCGGCATCGCAGCGGCGGTTGTAGACGCGGCCCTGCGGCTGCGCCAGCCGATGCGCCAGGCTGCGCAGTTCCGCTGTGAAGGCGCCGCCGGCGCGCACCACCTCGCCCAGTTCGCGGACATCGAGCAGCATGTGCGCCTCGGGCTCTGCCCAGTTGACCAGATAGCGCTCGACCCGGGCGCCGTCGTAGCGCCCGGCCGCGAGATCCGCCTCGCGGATCGCCTCGCTCGAAAACCCGCCCGCCACCTCGTCGGCGCTCACGGCAAGCCCCGTCGCCGTCTCCACCGCGCTGCCGGAAAAACCGCTGGCGGCGCGGAAGACGGTTCCGGCAAACTCCAGATCCTGGTCGTGGTCGGTGAAGCCGAGCACCACGCCGTCGCTTCGCGTCACCCGCCAGCCATGGCAGGTGGTGGTCGCATCGCCGGAAAGATGGGTGGCGAGCGCTGCCGGAACCTCTCTCATGGCATGATCTCCGTCAGCGGAATGGTCGGGATGCGTCCGGCGTCGAAATGCGCGAGGTTGACCTCGATGCGGTCGGTGTCGAAGCGCACCGGCACGTCGAACGCGAAGCCGGCGCGCACCACGGCGCCTGGCCCCGGCACATGGCCGGCCACGAAGGTCACAAGGCCAGTCGTCGCGTCCACCGCAAAACTTGCCGGCACCTTGGCGACACCGTCGACCGAGACCAGCACGCTGCCCGCCACCGGCTTGGCGATCGCCCGCACCCAGCTGCCGCCGGCATCGCCATAGGTCTTGGAGAGGGAAAAGCGCGCGGTCGTGCCGTCGCCCGTGCCGATCACCTGGTCGGTCGCCGTCAAAGGCTCGCCGGGCGCCCGCGACGTCGCATCGAGCGGATCGCGAAAGCGAAAACCGTTCAGCCGTCCGCCGCGCGCCTCGAAGAACTCCAGCACGGCGTAGAGGTCGGCCAACGACCGGATGCCGGAGCCCGCGTCATAGCTGCGCCGCGAGCCGCGCCAGCGCGCATTGCGGTTCTCGCGTCCGTTCGACAGGTTGACGATATCGGTGCGCCGCACCGGCCCGCCGCTGGTGCCGAGCGCCAGCCGCAGGGGAAAGCGGACCTCGTGAAAACCCGTCATCGCTGCATCTCCGCCACCGTCGTTGATTATCGCTAGAGGCCGCGCTGGCCGCGCCCGACGCTGCGCGCCAGCATGGCGGTGATCTGGCCCTCGCTCCTGCGAAAGCTCGCCGCATCGGCCGCCGTCACGTTGAAGACGATCTGCGGCGCTGCGCCACCACCGGCCGCCGCCACGCCAAGCGCGCCATCCGGCCCGCGCTTGAGCGGCAGGATTGCCTCCGCGCCCGCCTCGCCCATCAGCCCCAGATCGCCACCGCCCATCGGAAAGAAGCTCGGCGACCGCACCACGCCGCCCTCGGCAAAGGGCACGACCGACCCCACCATGCCGCCGATCGCCTTGCCCAGCGCATTCTCCAGCGGCTTCAATCCGGCCGAGAGCGCAATATCGCTCAACCGGCTGCCCAGCCCCCGCAAGACATCCTCCAGCCCCCTGCCGCCCACCGCCGCCGACCGAAGCGCCCCCGTCAGCGCCGCCCCGAACCGCTGCGACCGCGCCTCCAGATCCGCCATCACCACCGCCAGCTGCTCCGCCTCGCCGAGCGTGCCGGCGAACGAGATGTCGTCGTCTTCCATGGGAGTGTCCTTTCGGTTGGGGTAGCCGCTTATCGGGCTGCCGCCAGCCTTGGCTATTCTCCGAACATGCTACCGAGAGACCAAATATTCAAAAACGTCCGCATGCCCGAACTTTGTGAATGGGATCTGCAACGTTGCTGATTCAACTGAAGGGCTGTAACTGTTTCGATTGACTGCTACCGGGAGTGGGAGATGCCATCGCATGAAGGAACGTTTTGAAGGTGACTCCGGAAGGCGTCTTCGCGTGGAGGCTCTTGCGGTGCAGAAGTTGGTGCAAGGCAGCGATCTTCTTGCACAAGAGTTAGCAGATCGATGTGACGTAGAAGAGCATCCCGAGGGATCGGTTTTGATCCAGCAAGACGATGATTCCAACGAGATCTATTTTGTTTTAACTGGCACCCTCCAGATCGTCGTCAATGGCCGATCCGTCGGAGTTCGGGGGCCGGGAGACAGCGTGGGCGAAATGGCCGCGATACAGCCGACGCAAAAAAGGTCGGCATCAGTGATAGTGCTTACTTCGGCTGTAGTGGCCAAAGTAAGCGAACCGAATTTCGCTGAGATTGCCAGTCGGTATCCGCAACTTTATCGTGCCATAGCCCAGGAGCTATCTCGTCGATTGCTAGAGCGCAACAAGCTTGTTCAGGTCCACCGCGACCAGATTCGCGTCTTTATAATTTCCTCGGTTGAAGGCTTGTCTATCGCAAGAGCAATACAAGAAGCATTCGAGCACGACCCCTTTGTTTGCACGGTGTGGACCGACGGCGTGTTCCGTGTAGCCAACTACACGATGGAATCGCTGGAATCTGCTATAGACAATTCTGACTTTGCGATTGCTGTAGCACATGCTGATGATGTGACGGCTTATCGAGGGCAAGACTGGCCTGCTCCACGCGATAACGTAATCTTAGAGCTTGGATTATTCATGGGCCGCCTAGGACGTGCTCGTTCTATCTTGATGGAGCCACGCGATGAAAAAGTTCGGTTGCCGAGCGACTTAGCTGGGATCACAACTATCCCTTATCGTTTTGAAGCTGGAGGGGATATGGCAGCTCTGTTAGCATCAGCCTGCAACAAGCTCCGAACCCACTTTAAAACTTTGGGACCGAACAACGGATGAGCTTGCTCGACGAGTTAACGGATCACGCTGCGGTAACGTTTCGGACGCGGTGGGACACAAGAGACGGCCGGGTCGTTCCCGCTCCGACTGATTTAAAGCTTACGAATGACGCAGTTGTCTTCGATCGAGCGACAGTTCTCTATGCGGACCTAACTGCATCAACAAGTATGGTTGACAGCCTTGGTTGGCAGCGTGCGGCCGAGATCTATAAGACCTTCCTTTTTTGTGCGGGGAAAATCATCAGGGATGCTGGGGGCTCGATTACCTCTTACGATGGCGATCGAGCTATGGGAGTTTTTATCGGCGGCGACCAATGCACCTCTGCTGTCCAATGTGCCTTAAAAATCAACTGGGCAGTCCAAGAAATCATAAATCCGGCACTTAACAAGCAGTATAGCGATAACACATTCAGTGTCAGGCAGATCGTCGGCATTGACACCAGTACCATCAGAGCAGCACGTACCGGTGTTCGAGGTGATAATGACATCGTGTGGGTTGGAAGGGCAGCAAACTATGCTGCTAAACTTACTGAAATAAAGCAGTCGGAGCGGACTTGGATAACAAAGGACGTCTATAATTGGATGAACGGCAGATCTAAATTCGGCGGTAACCCGAAGCAGGACATGTGGAAAAGGTACACCTGGTCAGGGCACGATAGGTCGGAGATCTACGGTTCTGCATGGCGTTGGGCGCTAACATAGAATCTTCCTGCCGGAAGAAGGTAAGGGGCACCCCCTCTACCCCCCATCCGGAAACCGCCCCATCAACCCCTCCAGCCCCTCCCGCCCCATCCCCGGCGGGTGCGGCCGCAACCCGCCGGTCATCGCAAAGAACTCCACCGGCGTCAGGCGCCAGAACACATCCGGGGAAAGCCGCAGCAGGCAGAGGCCCATGTGCATCACCATCTCCCAGGGAAACGGCTGCGGCTCGGCGCCCTTGCCGGCTGCGGCCCTCAGGGGTCCGCGCGGCCGGCCTCCTGCGGCCCGGTGAAGGTTGCCGCCAAAAGCGCGCCGACCACGCCGGCCGCACCCGGCAGCCCGCCCTCGACGCTCATCGCCGCCACCTCCTCGTCGGAATAGAGATTGCCGCCGCCGCGCAGGCCCGCACCGAGGATGCGGATGATGTCCACCGACCTGATGCGGCCGGAGGAAAACCGTTCCGCCAGCCCCTGCAGGTCGCCGGCGCCAAAGGCCGTCTCCAGCTCCGCGAGGCTGCCGAGCGTAAGACACAGCACCCGGCGCTCGCCGTCGATCACCGCCTCCACCTCGCCGCGCCGCTGGTTCGCCCGCCCGCCGTTCGCCCATTCGCCATTCGCCCGTCCGCCCGGCGCCATCAGAGCACCGCAAACGTCAGGCTGCCGGCCGATTCCAGCGCCAGTTCGAAGCGGATCTCGCCATTGTGCTCGCCGGAATATTCGAGTGCGGTGATCTGGAACGGCCCCGTCAGCGTCCCGAAATCCGGGATCAGCACCTGCCAGGAGAGGATCGTGCCGGCAAAGAAGGCGGCGCGCACCAGCGCATCGCTCGCCTGGTCCTTGAAGATGCCGGCCCCGGTCAGCGCGGCCCGCTGGATGCCGGCGCCGCCGAGCAGCTCGCGCCAGCGCCCGGCGCTCTCGGCATCGGTCACATCCACCGTCTCGGCATTGAACGACAGCCGCCGGGACCTGAGCCCCGCCACCGTCACATAGGTCCCGCCATTGCTGATCTTCAGCAGCAGATCCTTGCCCTTCTGCGCCACCATGCTCGTCCCCTTCCGCAAACGAAAAAGGCGCCGTCGCGGGCGCCGATGTTTTTGAAATCTCGCTTCTGTCCGACTCCGCGGGCTGCTAAGTCTGCGTCACCCTTCCGCGATTCCGGCCCCCATGGCATTCCTCACCAGACGCTCCGCCCAGACCATCGCCGTCCTCGCCGTGACGCAGCTCGCCGGCTGGGGCACCTCGTTCGAGGTGCTCGGCGTCATGGGCCGCATCATCGCGCCGGAGCTTGCCCTCCCCAACGAGGTGATCTTCGGTGGCCTCACCGTGATGATGATCGTCAGCGCGCTCGCCGGTCCGAGTGTCGGCCGCCTGCTCGAGCGCCATGGCGCCGCCCGCGTGCTTGCGCTCGGCGCCACGGCCTTTGCCGCAGGCCTGGCGCTGCTTGCGGTCAGCAGCGGTGCCGTCGTCTATCTCCTCGCCTGGGTCGTCATCGGGCTGGGCGGCGCCCTCGGCCTGTCGGCCCCGGCCTATACCGCCGTCGTCGAACGCGAGGGGCAGGATGCAAAGCGCGTCATCGCCATCCTGATGCTGTTTACCGGCCTCTCCGTCACCATCTTCTGGCCGCTGCTGGCGCTCTTCAACGATCTCGTCGGCTGGCGGCTCACTTTTGCCGCCTGCGCGGCCCTGCAGCTCTTCGTCTGCGTGCCGCTCTATCTCTTCGCGCTGCCGAAGCCGCTGGCGGTCACAGCGGAAGGACAGACGCAGGCGCAGCGGCCGCCGGTGCCGCTATCGGAGCCGGAGCGGCGCCAGGCCTTCCTGCTCGTCGCCTGCGCCGTCACCATCAGCTCCTTCGTCACCTTCGGGCTGGCGCCGGCGCTCCTCGAACTCCTGCAGCAGGCGGGCGCCACGCCGGAGCTGGCGCTGCAGCTCGCCGCCGCGCGCGGCGTCTTCGGCATCTCCGCCCGCTTCATCGACATGCTGCTTGGCAAACGCGGCAGTCCGCTTCTCACGGCGTCCGCCGGTTGTCTGCTCATCCTCGGCGGCCTCGCCCTGTTGCTTGCGATGCCAGGCTCGACCGCCGGCCTCTGGATCTTCATGCTGCTCTACGGCTTCGGCTCCGGCATCTTTGCCGTCGCCCGCGCCGTGCTGCCGCTGGCGCTGTTTTCGCCGCGCGAATTCGGCCTGCAGTCGGCGCGCCTCTCGCTGCCGCAGAACCTCGCCAATGCCGCAGCGCCGGTGATCTTCACCGCGCTTCTCGACCGCCTCGGCTATCAGGCGGCCACCGTCTTTGCCGGCGGGCTCGCCTGCGTCGCGCTCCTCTCGATCGTCCTCCTGGTCCGGCTCGTGCGGCAGGCGCATGCCCGCCCGCCCGTCACTCCGTCACCGCCCGAAACTGCAGCTCGGCCATGAACAGTTTTGCCTTCGGCTGCCGGCCGGTGCGCGTGCGTACATGGGTGAGGCTTACCAGCGCATGGCCCGAAAGCGAGAGCGGTGCGTCGTGCAGAAGCTCCCGCAGCCGCCCGGCAATCTCCTCCGCCTGCCGTCGCCCTTCCGCCTCGGACCAGACCTCCAGCAACAGCCGGTGCTCCTCGCCGGCCTCGCTCGCCGTCGAGTAATCGCGCGTCTCCACCTCGCCGAAGACGATGCAGGGCAACGCCGGGCGCGGCAGCAGCCGGTCGCGGATGCCGTCGGCGCCGATCAGCGCCACCAGCGCCGCATCGGCAGAAAGCCGTGCGTGGATGGCGACGAGCAGAGCATTGGCGGCCGTCATCGGGCATCCTCCTCGCACTGGCAGACGAGATAGCGTTCCGTCTCGTCCGGGTCCTGCACCAGCTTCACCCGGAAGATGCGGCCGCCCTTGCGCAACCGCTGGCCGGCGGAGACATCGCTGCGTAACCGCAGCCAGATGCGGTGCGTGATCCGTCCGGTCTCCGCCGAGGCCTCCTCCGAGAGCATGGTCGAGAGCGGCTCGATCCGCGCCCAGAGCGAGGCCGTGAGCGTCCACCCGGACGTTGCCCCGCCCTGCCCGTCCGGCACCTCCTGCGGCGTCTCGAGGTCGAGCCGCGCCGTCATCTGGCCGGGATCGAAGAAGAGCACAGGCATCACGTCAGAGCCTCCGCATCCGGAAGGGCCCGATCAGCCGCTCGTAACCGTCGGGAATGCCCGCCGGCTGCTGGTCGGGCGAGAGCACGCCGCGGAAGGCGAACATATGGCCGATGTGGATCAGCATGGCCCGCTTCAGCGTCCCCGGTACATCGGTGCCGGCCTCGCCGTAGCCGGCGGTAAAATCGATCTCGATGCCGTTCATCGCTCGCCCCGGCGCCGGCGGATGTTTCAGCCACAGCCGCGCTGGCCGTCCCTCGCCGTCGAGCAGATGATCCTCAAGTGACACTTCAACCGGTGCGCCGTCGGCATCGTAAACCGTAATCATCTGAATCGCTTGCACCGGCGCTTTCGCGAGGCGAATGACGCCGTCACCCGGCCAGTCGTCGAGGTAGAGCCGCCAGGACTGCGCCATCAGGCAGAGCCCCGTCTCGCGCTCCAGATGCTCGCGCCGTCGTGATCAGCGAGAGCAGCAGCGCATCCTCCTCGCCGCCGTCGAGCCGCAGATGCGCCTTCACCTCGACAAGCGTCAGCGGCTCCGCGGTGGGCGGCGTGGTCTGGGCGTAGGTCATGGGATGTCCTTTTGGGAGGGGCTAGTGAGGAGGCACTAGGCAGCGATGCCCACTGCCTATTGCCTGCCTACTGCCGGCGGCTCACGCCGCCGCAAACCGCACCAGCTTGATCGCCTCGAAGTTCTGCACCCCGCCACCGACGCGCTTGGTGGTGTAGAAGAGCACATAGGGCTTGGCGGAATAGGGATCGCGCAGGATGCGCACGCCGGCCCGGTCGACGACCAGATAGCCGGAGCGGAAATCACCGAAGGCAACCGCCAGCGCATTGGCAGCCACGTCCGGCATCTCCTCGGCCTCGGCGATCGGAAAGCCCATCAGCGAGGCGGGCTGGCCGGCGCTCGCCGGCGGGCGCCACAGATAGTTGCCGTCGGCATCCTTGAACTTGCGCACGTCTGCTTGCGTCTTGCGGTTCATCAGGAAGGTGCCGTTCTGGCGATGGCCGGCCTTCAGCGCATAGATGACGTCGACCAGCGTGTCGGAGGGCCCGGTCGTCTTCCAGGCGCCGGCCGCGCCGGTCGCGACATAGCCGAGGTTGCCCCAGGTCCAGGCGCTTTCCGCCACCGCCGTATAGGTCAGGAACCCCTTCGGCCGGTTGACGCCGTCGCCGCGGATGAAGGCATCGCCCTCCTGCTCGGCAAAGACGATGTCCACCTCGCCGGCGATCCAGGCCTCGATGTCGACCGCCGCATCGTCGAGCAGCGCCTGGGTCGCCGCCGGCATGGCGTAGAGCTCCATGGTCGGGAAGGAGAGTTCGGAGAGCTGCGGCGTGCTGGTCTGCGGCCGCGCCGCGGTTTCCGCCACCCAGCCGGTCGAAAGGCCCGAGGCGGCGAAAGGCTTCTTCAGCACGGCCGAAGACACCGTCCGGACGGTCGAAAGCGCCCGCATCGGCGAGGCGATCGAAATCCGCCGGCCGATCTCGGTGTCGGTCTCCGGCGGCACCAGATAGCCGCCGTCGGCGGCAACCGACCCGGAAAAGGCCTTCGCCTCCAGTTCGCGCAAGCCGCCGTCCTCGCCGCGGCGCACATAGGCGTCGAAGGCCGCCTTGTGTTCTTCCGCCTCCGGCGACAGCTCGCGGCCCAGGCCCTGCGAGGACCCGAGCGCCGGCCGCGCCTTCTTCAGCACCAGCTGGTCGAGCAGCTTCTTCTGCTCGTCCATGGCGCGGTTGACACGGTCCATCTTGTCGCGCGTCACCACGTCGGCCGTCAGCTTCTGCTCGATCTCGCCGAGCCTGCGGTCGTTGACATCCTTGAAGGCCTCGAAGGCCTCAATGAAGTCCTCGAAGGCCGCCGTCACCGTCTCCGGCACCGCCTTCACCTCGGGAGCCGCCTTCACTTCGCGCGATATCGTCACCCTGTCCGTCATGTCGCTTTTCCTTTGAAGCTGGATTTGAACATCGTCTTCGCCGCCCGCCGCATGTGGCGGACGAGTTCGGTTTCGCGGTCCCGGAAGAACCGCGCCTGCTTGACGTCGGAGACGCGCGCCGAGGGCAGCATCGGGAAGGTCACCACCGAGATCTCCCAGAGGTCGGCTTCCAGGATGCGGCGCACGCCGGTCTTCGGATCGCTGCGCGCCTTGACCGTCCGGAAGCCGATCGACAGGCCGTCGAGCGCGCCCGATTTCATCAGCGAGAAGACCTCGCGCGCCCGGGCGACGCCTGGCGACAGCACGCCCTCCACATAGAGCCCGCGGGCATCCTCGCGGATCACCGTCCAGGCGCCGATCGGCTCGGCCGGATCATGCTGGTAGAGCATGCGCACGCCACGGGCGCCGCGCTCGACCAGCGAATTCAGAAAGGCCCCGCGCTCGATCCGGTCCTTGCCGAGATCGACCTCGCCGAAGACCGAGGCATAGCCGGAAAACCGCCCGTCGCCGGCAATGCCGGAAAGCTCCAGATTGGCGAATTTTCGCCCGCTCGGTCGGTGCGTCGTGCGCACGGCGGTACGCTGCCCGCGGTTGGCGTGCATTGGCATTCTCCTGCAATGTTGCAAATACCCCTCCCGGCCTGCCGGCCACCCTCCCCACAAGGGGGAGGGAGATCCGCGGCACGGTCTCAATCCTCATGGTCCCCAGGCGCTCAGCTGCGCCGAAGAGAGGGAGCAAGGCCTCACCCCACGTCCCCTCCCCCTTGTGGGGAGGGTGGCCGGCAGGCCGGGAGGGGAACTTGGTCAAATTAGTCCTGCGACATGAGTCCTACCGCCCCCGTCCGCCGTAGCGGGCAAACACCCGGGCCAGCACGCCGAGCCCCCACCAGGCGCAGAGGCTGGCGAAGGCCGATCCCATCAGCATGATCTCGCCGGCCGAGAGGCTGGTCGCCACCTGCAGCCGGGTGGCGATCCACAGGCCCGTCGATCCGCCGAAGATGATGCCGGTGGCGACCCCGGTCAGGAAGCGCACCGCCGCCTCCTGCCGGTCCTTCGGCAGCAGATAGGCCAGCGAGATCGCGGCCCCGGAGACCGCCCCGATCAGCCGCGCGGTCGACAGACCGCCGTCATGGGAGAAGTCGGCCATTTCATTAACCTTCTCTAATTAAGATGATCCTGCGCCAATCACCGGCATCCCTGCCCGCAGGGCGGCGGATGCCGCCTCGCTCCGGATGCGTCCGTGCCGGTTTCCGTCAATCTTCCGAATCGTTTGGCGGTCTTTCCTCACAGCGGGATTCCGCGTCTTCACGCAGCGGATCAACGTCTTCACCTGACACGTCAGCACCGCGCGCCTCAGCCTGGTGCCGGGCGCGATCGTCTGCCCTGTGCAAAACCGCCATCGTCACACAGCCTACATCTAACTCGGCTTAACTGTTCCCACGTTCAAACGGGGGAATGAACATGGTCTACGTCGTGCAACCCGGACAGGTGCCCCGCGGCACCGTCTGGGAAAAGCCTATGCTCCTCTCGGCTCTCTTCACGGCAACCTTCTCGATGCTGCTCTCGGCCTTTCCGCAGATCGACCTGGCGGTGAGCCGGCTGTTCTACGTCGAAGGCCGGGGCTTCCCCGCCGGCGAAATCGAGGCGCTGAACACCTTCCGCGCCGTCGGCCAGTATTTCCCGTTGACGCTGTCCATCGTGCTCTTGTTCGGCCTTATCCTGAAGATCGCCTATCCGAGCCGGCCTTGCCTGTTCTCGCCGCGCTTCACGGTCTATTTCGCGAGCCTCTTCCTGCTCGGGCCGGCGCTGCTGGTGAACGGCATCCTGAAGCCCTTGTGGGATCGCCCGCGCCCGCGCAACGTCCTTGAGCTCGGTGGCGACCAGCCATTCGTGCCGGCCTGGAGCATGGGCGGCAACTTCTTCGAGGACCGCTCCTTCGTCTCCGGCGAGGCGGCCGTCGTCGTCTGCCTGATTCCGCTGGCCTTCTTTGTGCCGGTGATCTGGCGCCGCTGCGTCCTCGTGCTGCTCTCGGCCTTCGCCGCCGCCACAGCGCTCAACCGCATCGCCTTCGGCGCCCACTTCCTGTCGGACGTGCTGATTGCCGCCGGGCTGATGGGCATGGTGGCCGTCGGCCTCTGGTACCTGATCTACGTGCGTCCGGGGTCCCAGTCCTGCGACATCAAGCTCGATGCCGATCTCAGCCGTCTTGGCTTTGCGCTTCACGCACGGCGACGCAGAGCGCTCCGCCGGCTGCGGTCCGGTGTCGCCGTCGGCCTGTCGTTTGTGTCTCGGACGCAGCCGGCACGCGGAACCAGGCGCGGCAAGCGCACGCTGGTTGCTTCCAAGGCCTGACAGCCTCAGTACCCCACCTCCTGGCGCTTCTCCTCGTCGCTCAGGAACCCGGCCGCGCCGACCCGCGCCCATAGCGCATCGCGCTCGGCGGACAGGCCCGCGATGCGGTCGAGATCCGGCTCCAGCCGGATCGGTTCGCCGTAAGCCTGCGACAGCCAGGCCGACAGGCTTGCCGCGGTGCGCGTCAGGAGCGGCACCACCGTCAGCCGGTAGAAGGCGCGGTTCGCCTCCTGGTAATTGGCATAGGTATTGTCGCCGGGTATGCCGATCAGCATCGGCGGCACGCCGAGCGAGAGCGCGATGTCGCGCGCTGCGGCGTTCTTCGCCTCGATGAAATCCATGTCCTTCGGCGAAAAGCCCATCGACTTCCAGTCGAGCCCGCCTTCGAGCAGCAGCGGCCGCCCGGCGTTGACCGCCCCCGAATAGCCGGCCTCCAGTTCCTCCTTCAGCCGCTCGTACTGGTCCGGCGACAGATTGCCGCCGTCCTTCGGCTGGTAGACGAGCGCGCCGGAGGGCCGCGCCGAATTGTCGAGCAGCGCCTTGTTCCACTCGCCGGCGGCATTGTGGAGATCGAGCGCTGCCCCGGCGGCGCCGAGCGGCGGAAAGCCCAGGTGATCGTCGAGCGGATGGAAGAGCTTCAGGTGCAGCAGCGCCACCCCGCCGCTGCCCGCCGGCACCTCTGCCGGCAGCCGCCGCGTGACATGGCCGGCGCGGTAGTCGTAGGCCGCGATCCATCCGTCGCGCGCCTCCACCACGCTCACCCGGTCGGGCCGCAAGAGGTGCAGTTCGCGCAGCGTTCCGGAGAGCTGCAGCGGCTCCACATAGGCGTTGCCGGAGAGCATCAGGTGGCCATAGAGCGCCTCGAAGAAATCCGGCCCGGCCTGACGCCCGTTCGGCTGCGCCAGAAGCGCCAGCGCCGGATGATCCGCAAGCTCGGCATCGCCGTCATAGCCGAGCCAGGGCACGGAGGCGGCAGCCTCCGCCACCAGCCGCACCGCCCGGTGCGCCACCGGGTTCTTCATGAAGCCCGCCCGCGACAGCGCGCCGTAGGAGCGGCCCGACCAATGCGCCACGCCATCGCCGGCGACGATCGCAAAGCCCGCCGCCTTCGCCTCGACGGCGGCTGCGCCCGGGGGTAGCGAAGACACGCCTCTTGCCCCGCCGGTGGAAACCCACGGCAGCCTGAAGGGAGATCTCATTGTCTGTGGCTCCTTGCTCGGCGGCAGACCCCGGATCCCGGGTTACCCGCGCACCTCTGACTTGCCGCTCCTCGACCGGGCCAGTTGGCTCGACTGTTCCGTCAGGATATGGGTGATCTTCTGCTTTTCGCGGCGCGAGCGGATCTGCCGGGCGGTGATCTGATCCGGGTCGAGAAGCTTTCGGGCCCCCTCGGTGCGAACCGTGAAGCACCGTTCGGCGGCGGCCAGCTGGTCGTGCCAGGTGTAGCTGCCGACAGCGGTGACCACCAGTTCCTCGAGGCTCTCGATCGCCGCCTCCGCGTCGCCGTCCTGCATGGCCGCGACGATCAGGTCCTTGAAGGTGCCGAGGTCCAGGTATTCACCACTGGAGAGCGGTCCCTGGAACAGTTCGCTGCGCTGGTCCATGCCCTTGCGGCCGACCCTGTCGATGTCGCTCAGCGAGCACAGCACCTCGCGGTCACTCAGCTTGAGCTTCAGGATGACCGCCTCGATGAAGACGATCTCCGGGCTCATGTTGGTCAGGATGCAGCGCGACTTGATGGTGTGCCCACCGCCCCGGGTGATCAGGATCTTCGGCCGCTGCCGGTGGCGGTAGCTGCTGTAGAAGAGCTGCAGGTAAATCAGCCAGACACCCAGCATGGCCAGGCTGGAGAGCGCCGAGACGACAGCGGCATTGTCGATGAGCCATGTCCACATGATGCTGTCCTTGCCAAACCGCCAGAGAGAGTGCGTGTGCAACCACGCGAGGCGCATCACGGTTCCATGCGGCAGCCAAGATCGCCGCTCAGGCCCGCAAGGCCCTCGCGAACGCCCTCCCGTGACCCGCCACCAGAACGGCGCGATCGGTGCCGTTGATGATGCGCCTTGCGCCCTGCCAGTCCTCGACGGCGTCTGCGAAGAACTCGTCGAGCCGGCGGCCGGTGAAACTGCCGCGGCGCATGCCCTCGATGAGGACCGCCACCGACACGTCCATGCGCATGGCCAGCGCCGGCTCGGCGACGAGGTCGCAGCCGACGAGCTTCGACATGGCCTCGTAGTTCCTGCGGTGCGTCAGCTGCACCAGGCCGCGGCCAAGCCAGCAGCGGCCGTCGGGCTCGGGCCGCCAGTAGGGCGTCCTCACCGTCGCCAGCCGTCCGGCCGCGAAGGCCCGCTCCAGCCGGCGCACCGCCTCGGCATCGCTCTTTGCCAGCGTCTCGCGCACCGGCTGCATGGTCGCCGCCGTCTCGTGGAAGGCGGTCGCCAGCACATAGGCGAGCTGCCTTCGGTCGCCCTCGCCCACCCGTGCCTGCCAGCCGTCGAGAATCGCCGAAAGCCCTTCCACCTGCCGTTTCGCCAGCCGTCCGCCGAACAGGATGGGGCGGATGTCGGCGAAGAAAGAGGCCCTGTCGATCGTTTCGTGAACCATGGATGCCCGTCTCCCCTGCCAACCCTCATGTTTCAATCGGTTTAGAAAAACTAAATCGTTTTAAGCGTTTACGGCGCGATTTACATTTCGTTCACGCTGTGGAACCAACGGGGTGACGGGGCGTTTTGCTCGGCCTTTCGAACAGGAGAAGTCATGATGATGCACCCCCAGATTCCGGCCCCGCAGCCGACACAGCCCATTCCCCAGCACGTCCTCGATCGTCTCGAGTCCGAATGGCGCCAGATGCGCGAGAGCGTACCCCAGCCGGCAAAGCCGCTGCCCGCCGCCGAGTGATCGCCACACTGGTCGGAGCGCGGTGTCGCTCCGGTCAGATCCCCCTGATCCGGGGCTCCCCCTGCCCGTCGATCAGGAGCGCCGTCAGCGCCCAGACCAGCGCATCCAGCCGGTCGGGCGAGCGGCCCGACGACAGCCCGTCCGGCCCGAAATCACACATCTGGTCTTCCAGCGCCACGAACCGTCCCGCATGCACCACCCGCCGCTGCTCGTAGAGCGCCGCGACCGGTTCGGCGCGCAGGTATTTGCCGCGCGTGGCCCGCACCAGCGTCAGCGGCAGCGCCGCGTCGACGCTTCGCAGCATCGCCGCCACCATCTCACCGCCCTGGTTGACCTCGGCGACGATGCGGTCGGCGGCAAAGCGGCGGTAGGCATTCGCCACCGCGTTCGCCCAGCCCGCCGGGCTCATGCCTTCCACCGAGCAATCGGCCAGCACCACCGCCCGGCCGCCGGCATCGAGCCCCGCCACGACAATGCCGCAGCAGGAGGTTTCGCCCGAACCGGAGGGCGGATCGACCGCCACGACGATCCGACGCAGCGCCTCGGTCACCCGAAGCCGGCAGGCCTCGATCTCGTCGCGTTTCCAGAGCGCGTCCTCGCGATCCTCGATCAGTTCGCCGTCGATCTCCTGGCGCCCGAGCCGCGTGCCGCCATAGCGTTTCTCCAGCGCGGCGATGAAACCCGGCGCCAGGTTCTGCGCATTCCCGCGCGTTTCCATGCGCACCAGCCGGGTGTCCACATCGGAGAGCAGCCGCTTCAGAAGCGGCACCGGCCTGGGCGTCGTCGTCACCAGCTGGCGCGGATCCTGCCCGAGCCGCAGCCCGAACTGCAGCATGTCGAAGGTCTCCTCCGCATGCTTCCATTTCGCCAGCTCGTCGCACCAGGCATAGTGAAACTGCGGCCCGCGCAGGCTTTCGGGATCTTCCGAGGAGAAGATCTGGGCGATCGCCCCGTTCGGCCAGACCAGCCGCCGGCGGGAAATCTCGAAGTCCGGCCTGTGCCTGCGGGCGATCCGGCAGATGCCGGAGACGCCGTCCACCATGACCTCGCGCGCCTCGCCCAGCGTCTCCGCCACCAGCGCGATGCGCAGGTCCGAACGGGCGCCGGCCGAGGCCAGCGCCTGCACCCATTCCGCCCCGGCCCGCGTCTTCCCCGACCCGCGCCCCCCCATCAGCAACCACGTCCGCCACCCGCCCTCCGGCGGCTTCTGGTCGCGACGGCCGCTGAGATCCCAGTCCCGTGTATGGCCGAGCTGAAAGCCGGAATATTCGTCGTCATTCGTCTGCTCCTCACTGCCGTCACGCGAGGGAAGCAGGCCTATCGGCAGGTCGATCTCCCCCCTTGAGGGGGAGATGCCCGGCAGGGCAGAGGGGGGTAAGGCCCCAGGCTCCTGTTCAACAAGACCGCCACCCCCCTCTGTCGCCTTCGGCGACATCTCCCCCTCAAGGGGGGAGATCGGAGGAAGCCCGACGGCCTCCAGACGGCCCATCGCGTCAATCAATGACTGCCCCTTACCGATGGCACCCACCTGCGCGTCACGCGCCGCCGCAATTTCGCCGGCCGTCCTGTCCACCCCTGTTAAAGTCTTCACGTGTTTGCCCAATATCGCTTCCAGCCTCCGCCTCTGCGTGCGCTGGCTGGGCAGCCTCGCCTCCCGACCGAAGCAAGACGCCGGCCGGTGGACCATCGCGTTTCCATTCCTCGTAAAGACGGATAGCCCCTTCATTTGCGCGGTCCTCGATCATCTGCAGGAAGCGCTTCTTCGCCTCCTCATACCCGCTCGCATCCGCCGTCCGCTCGGCATCGTCCTCGCGGTCGCGGGCGAGCTGGCGCTGCAGGCTGTCGACCTTCTCCAGCGTGCGGACGATCAGCGACATGGCGTCGGTCGCCGCCTTGATGTCGGCACGGGCAAGCTTGCCGGCGGCCTCGTCGCCGCCCTGGAGCGCCGCGTCGGCGGCCGCCCGCATCGCTCGGAACGACTCGAACTGCTCGCGCATCTCCACCGTCATCTCGTTCAGGAGCTGGCGCAGTGCCTCGGCGGGAGAGACCGCCGGCGCCGCGGCCGACTTGATCTCGAGCACGACCGCCCGCACGTCGTCGACGAGCGCATCGTCCTCGGGCAGCGCCTTGCCATAGGCGGGTGCCGCGGCCCAGCAGCCGAACAGGCTGAGGTCTGCACATGCCGGATCGAACAAATCGGACGGCGCCGGACCCGCAACCGGGTCCCCTTGCCCGCCTCGATCATCCCAGGTCCGCTCAAAGGCTTGCATGGCGCTATCCTCCACGACGCGCCAGGCTCCGCCGCGAGGAATCCCCCGAGGCGCCACAACGGCCGCGTCTGAACGAAAAAAGGCCCGGCGCAGGGGGCCGGGCCAACTTTGACTGAAAGGTCTTCAACCGGCTTGTCGCCGGCTACAGATCTTTGACTGTGACTGAACGATAGCAAAGCACCGTCACGCCGTCAAGGATTAAATTCCTATCACGGCGATTTTATCTTTTAGCGCCGATGTCACGGCATACCGCCGCCGTCTTCGGAGCTCGACAACCCTCTGCGGACGAACGCTTTCGGCATTCTTAACAATCTCATGCGAGAATAGAGCCCAAGGCAATCTCGCCTGAACCACCCTGGGGCCTGCAGCGCATGCTGAACATTTTTGCATCCAACTCCAACAATATTCTCGGGGCGCTCGATCTCTCGATGGCCATCATCGAGTTCAAGCTCGACGGCACGATCGTCAAGGCAAACAAGAACTTCTGTGACCTGATGGGCTATTCCGAAGCGGAAATCATCGGCAAGAAACACCGGATGTTCCTCGACCGGGACTATGCCGATTCAGCCGAATACGCCGCCTTCTGGAGCAAGCTCCGCAACGGCGAATTCATCTGCAGCGAGTTCACGCGCGTGGCCAAGAACGGCGCCGAGATCTACATCCGCGGCAACTACAACCCGATCCGCAACAGCGCCGGCAAGGTCGTGAAGATCGTCAAATTCGCCAACGACATCAGCGAGACCAAGCTGCACGCCATCGATACGGACGCCAAGATCAACGCTGTCAACCGCGCCCAGGCCTCCATCGAATTCAAGCCGGATGGCACCATCATCTCCGCCAACGAGAACTTCCTGTCGGCGCTCGGCTATTCGCTTCAGGACATAGTCGGCCGTCACCACAGCATGTTCATCGAAGCGGCTCAGGCAAACTCCGCCGAATACCGCGAGTTCTGGCAGAAGCTGAACGCGGGCGAGTTCGTCGCGGGCGAATTCCGGCGCCTCGGCAAGGGCGGCCGCTCGGTCTTCATCCAGGCCTCCTACAACCCGGTCTTCGACCTGAAGGGCAAGGTCATCAAGGTGGTCAAATTCGCCACCGACGTGACGTGCCGGGTCGAAAACGTCGAGCAGCTCGCCCACTGTCTGAATAACCTTGCCAATGGCGACCTGTCGCAGACGATCGACAAGCCCTTCATTCCGTCGCTGGACAAGCTGCGCAAGGACTTCAACGCCGCCTCCGCGCGCCTGAAGGACGCCATGCATACCGTGCGCCTCAACGCCCAGGCGATTTCCTCCGGCGCCCATGAAATCCGCACCGCCGCCGACGATCTGGCACGCCGCACCGAGCAGCAGGCCGCGTCCGTCGAGGAGACCGCGGCAGCACTCGAGGAAATCACCACGACGGTCAAGGATTCCAGCCGCCGGGCCGAGGATTCCGGCCGTCTCGTCGGGCGCGCCAAGGCGCATGCCGATCATTCCGGCGAGATCGTCCGCGAAGCCATCACGGCCATGGACAAGATCGACCAGTCGTCGCGGGAAATTTCCAGCATCATCGGCGTGATCGACGAGATCGCCTTCCAGACCAACCTGCTCGCGCTGAATGCCGGCGTCGAGGCAGCCCGCGCCGGGGAAGCCGGCAAGGGTTTTGCGGTCGTGGCGCAGGAAGTGCGCGAACTCGCACAGCGCTCTGCGGCCGCCGCCAAGGAGATCAAGACGCTGATCACGGCGTCCGGCACCCATGTCAGCAGCGGCGTGTCGCTCGTCAGCAAGGCCGGCGAGGCACTGCAGGAAATCGCCGGCCACGTACAGGAAATCAATCAGGACATCGTCGCCATCGTCGATGCCGCCCGCGAGCAGTCGCTGGCCCTCGGCGGCATCAACCAGTCGATCAACAGCGTCGACCAGAGCACGCAGAAGAATGCTGCCATGGTCGAGGAACAGACCGCCGCAAGCCACGGGCTGGCCGAGGAGGCCAAGGCGCTCTTCCAGCTGCTGGAACAGTTCCGCTTCGAGGACAAGGCGTCCGGCTTCTCCCGCCGCGCCGCATAG